AGCCACAGCGTTCTGGCCGCCATAGCCTGAACGTCTTCCGCACCAGGTTTTGCGGCGATCATTGGATCTGGGCGTTGCATCAGGACCAACCCGAGGGCACAGCGTTGAAACGTGTCGGCGTGATCTTTTCAGCAACCCTTGCTGCCAACGCTTCCTCAATGGCAGTCACTTGCTCTGTTCCCAACGCTGCTTTGACAGCAGCAATGACATCAGCCTTAGGCAAATCGTTGAAAGCTACAAGCGTTTCAGGCCGCTCAAGCGCAATAGAGCCATACTCGCCTTCGTTGTATGCAACGCCAGCTGCGTCGGTTTCACTACTAACTGCTGTCACAGTCCAGTGAGCCACGTCAGCAAAACCGTCAGACGTATCGCCCTCCATGGTGCCAACGGCCCAAGTAAACGTTGTCGTAGGTGTAGACATTAGAAAAGTTGTTGCAGGTGAAGTGTAAAGGCAGCTGGCCAAATCAACCAGTAAATACCAGTTGCTCGCCAGTCAACTGCTCAAGCAAACGAACAGCTTTCAACATGTCAACATTAATGCGCTTGCCGTCTTTTTCTGAGTAATAGCTCCATGCCATATCTTCAGATGGACCTTCTGGAATAAGGTCAAAATTGTGAGGCGACAGCGTTGTCACGTTGCCAGCTTCATCACGAACTTTTAGCTCAGAGCTGCTGCTGACATCCTGAGCGTAAAGAACAACACCATTAGTAACGCTTGCAGAAGGCGCAGTACCGTTAAATAAAGCTAGTGATTTAGTGGCAGAGGTGGGTGTTGTTGACCCGCCTAAAAGAATATTACCCGAACTGTCGAAGCGAGCTTTTTCTGAAAACCCGCCAGTGCCTACGCTATTAGTTGTGCCGATCCTTAAACCACCGTTGTACGGATAAAGAAGAGCTGGAGTATCGACCGTCGAGCTGCCTGAGTAAAAACCAAACCATGCGGCTCCGGTTGAACCCTCTGCAAACAAACCGCCAACACCACTAATTCCTTTAATCCGAAGAGCTGAGCCAAAACCCGTTGTTGATGGGCTTGTTTCATTGATGCCCACATTTCCTGCATTATCGACCCTGATTCTTTCTACGCCTTCAGTGTCGAGCGTGATATGACCGTCGCTACCAGTATCAACACACTCAACGCTTGTGTTGCCTTCGCTAATTGAATCAGTGGATCCACCACCTGAAGGATCAGCCCATTGCGTGTTGTAATCAGTGCCGTCAATCTTTTCGAGAACTTGACCAGCAGTACCACCAGCTGGCACGCCCTGACCATCAGCTCCGTCCGCACCATCAGCGCCTGCGGCACCTGTTGCTCCAGTTGCTCCAGTTGCGCCTGTATCACCCCTTGGAATTGCAAAATCAAAGACGGCTGCAGCTGAAGTGCCGCTGTTAGTCACTGTCGCGCTAGAGCCTGCCGCACCAGTGGTTACCGTTCCAACTGCAATCGTTGCAGCTGCACCATCAGCACCGTCAGCTCCATCACTACCGTCTGCACCTGCCGCACCTGTAGCTCCTGTTGCCCCTGTTGCTCCTGTTGCTCCTGTATCGCCACGAGGAATTGCAAAGTCAAAAACAGCTGCTGCCGAAGTACCGCTGTTTGTAACCGTGGCGCTAGAACCCGCAGCACCGGTACTTACTGTGCCAACAGAGATTGTGGCGGCAGCACCATCACTACCGTCATTTCCCGCTTGGCCAGTAGCGCCTGTGGCTCCTGTTGCGCCTGTATCGCCACGAGGAATTGCAAAATCAAAAACTGCAGCACTGCTTGTGCCGCTATTTGTCACCGTTGCACTTGAGCCTGCAGCCCCAGTCGAAACCGTTCCAACAGCAATAGTCGCTGCAGCTCCGTCACTCCCGTCAGCGCCTGCTGGGCCAGTTGCACCTCGCGCTCCGGTCGTGAGAATCAACGACGAAGTTGTGACCTTGGTAACGACAACCTTGTTTTCAGTTGTGGTGACGTTTACGGCGGTCATGGTGCGGTGTACCCCTGGCTTACAAAGATGACGCCTTCTAAGTAATACTCGCGGGTTCCAGCCGAATCTTCAAGCAACACGTCATACCGCAGCTCATCAATAAACGTTGCGGTTTGCGTGTCGGTCAAACTGATCGTGATCTGACCGTTGCTGCGATTGGTGTAAGCCACCGCAAAATCAGCATATTTCGTGGTGCGCCCTTCGTTCCAAGCCTGTGCGTAAGCGGTATAACCCGTCAGGTCAATTACAGCGTCGTTGCTGTCCTTAAACTGCAGGTCAAGCGAATAGTCCGCTCTACGCTGCAGCGTGAAGTTGTAAGTCCCTGGAGCGACAGCCATAACGCACCTCCTTGAATGAGCTTAACTTGTTTGCCAATCAAATACAGCTCTTCCTCAGCAAGCCATTAGGACACACGGTACGCAATAGCTGCCATCGGCATAAGTCGTCGAGACCGTGGTGCTCGTTACCTTGGCAACGGTCTTGCTACGCACAATGTCGTCGCCTTGAGGTTTTGCCGTTCCATCACCTGCAGACATCAGCAGATCACCGCGTGCAACCGTTGTGCCCTGTGCAATGCGGACAACAAAGTCACCCGTCATCGCGCAGTAGAAATCGTTGGTATAGGTGTCATCGTCATTGTCCCAGGCTTGGAAGACGCCGGACACGTTGACATCACCTTCAACATCGCTGACCTTCATACGGTTCAGTTGTTCGTTGTCTTCTTCGCCCCATTCGCACATCTCATCAAGGTTGCTCAGTACAGAGCCACGCAAGATTTCAATGCGTTCTGCACCGCCTGCAAGCTGTGACCAGCGAGAAAGGTGAGCACCGTTGTAAGAGGTGGTGGTGCCAGAAATGGTGATGGTGCCTTCAACAGTTCCTGCACTGCTGAAATGAACAATGGCGCCATCTTGAGCCCTGTTAAAACCAGCAGCAACATTACCTGATCTTGAAACAAAAAGAGCCGTTCCATCCGCCGTAAGATTTTCAAAAGCTGCGCCTAAGGTTGTGTTGCCAAATCCAGGAATATCGGTTGAACTTTGACCAATTAAAATGTTTTGCTCGTGATCTATCCTCATCGCTTCCGTAGGGCTTGCGCCATCAGATCCATCGTTGGTGCTGATAACAAGCTTGCCCTTTTCATCGTCAGCAGTGCCATCATGCGACACCTCAACCTGCGCAAGCGTTGAGATCTCACCGCCAGACTGCTCACCTTCAAAAATTAAAAGCGTTTCACGACCGCCATCAGTGTCTTCCTGTGTTGTGTTGCGTAAAGTGATGTGCGGTGCAGTGCTATGTGCCTCAACAAACGTTCCAGGGGCAGAATCACCTATGCCGATTCGGTCATTGCCTGCATCGACAAACAGCATGTGAGTCTGACCGTTTGACTCGACACGGAAGTCAACGTCATTACTTGGGTCGTTGAATACAACTTCAGAGCTGCCAATCTCTAGACGCTCCACACCGCCAGTAGCAAAGCCAATCTGATCAGCGGCAGGGCTGAAAATGCCAGTGTTTACGTCATCAGTGAAAGCCAGGCCAGGCGTTGATGCACTGCCATCCTCAATCAGCATCGTGCCGTCAAGCTCACGCAGCGTTACCCATGCGCTGTTGCCGCTATTCCTGATCTTCAGGACGTTGTTTGAGGTGTCTGCCCAAAACTGATATGCGTAAGTGGTGGCAGGCTCTGTACTACTGCTGTTATTGCTGACGATCGCCGCAAGGGCATTATTCAAATCAGAACGGACTGCTGCGCCAGACGCATTGGCAATCACATAGTCATGGGTGGCCATTGCTTAATTCACGACAGACAACATTGCTCGCATTTTAAACCGCCTTGCCATAGCCCACAGCTGTGTAGGTAAAATTGCGGTTTACGTTGTGGTTGTTTTGATGCAGAACGTCTATATCGAACCCAGTCGCGCTGACGTTGCTGATGTTGACGCGCTCTAGATCGCCAAGGTTTAACACTGTGATGCCAATGCTCGGCAAGTAAGCATTTGCCCCGCCAAGGGATGAAGTTCCAACAAAAAACGCCTTGTCAAACGTAATTGACTTGGTGCTAGTGCCGGAAGCGATGGCACCGTTGCTGTTTTCCTGCCTGCGCTGAAACGTCGCCTCATATCCCAACTCATCTACCAAAATGTTCTGACCTACGTCTGAGCTGATCAGTTCAGCCTTGAACTGGAAACCACGACCTGCAAACGTTCCATTGATAAATTCACGCCATGCGCCATACGTTGGCGTTCCAGACGGGTCATCGTTTGTGCTTCGCATGTAAAGCTTGGCATTAACCGCGTCAGCTTCCGGACCATCGAAATCCGCCCAGGTGTCAATAAATGCATTGCGTGAATCAATTGGATCGTCAGGGAAGTAAGCCCGAGTAACAAACCTCCTCGCAAGATCAAGAGAATAAACACCGCCTAGATCAAGCGTATTGTTAAAGGCATATTCTGCAGAAGACAAAATGTCTCCTGAGTCATCAAAATTAGCGATAGCGTCAAAATCTGCCACATCATCTATCTTGCCTGAACCTTCAATCGTCAAACCATCAAGACTTGAATCGTAGAAGCAATCTGTTCTCGTACCTTGAAACGGTGGTGTGTCGTTGTCTTCTCGACGTGACTGAACAAGCAGCCGCCCCAATGTGTCGGGGAAATCAACCAACACGCTGGTTGCATTGACGCTCTTGTTGCCCAAGTCGTCCTCAAACTTGACCAAGATTTCACCTTCTACCAGAGGCACGATTGCTTCAGTAGAGTTACCAGCAACAGCAGAGATCAAGTCAACAGAGTTCGGCCACGTTCCCGTTCCATCCGTCAAATTACTGTGCCTGATGTGAACGCGTCCATTGACCTTCACGTCAAGATCAACAGTTTGATCCCAACGCAGTCGCGCACTGTTTGCACTAATTGGCTCAATCGATAGGTTTTGAACATCGTTTGGAGGAGCTGTTTTACCTACCAGCTGGAATGTTGCAGTCGCTGCCTCACTGAACTTATTAACAAAACTGATCGCTCTAATCTCAACCTGTAAAGTACCAGCTTTTAATGCACGGATTGAAAGTGACGGAGATTCGGTGGTGATCTCCGTGAAGTTATCGTCGTTCAGTCTGTATTTAACGCTGAATACATTCAGGTTGAAACGATCGTGCTGCCAGCTCAGCTCAAAACCTGTGTGTACCGTTTGACCCTCTTGATATAAATGCTCCGTACCTGTGATGCCTTCTGGTGCGTTAGGCGGATCACTTAAAGTGCTGATCTTTCTTGTTGTCAGTTCGTTGTCTGTCTCAATAGCGCTGTAAATCGTGTCATTGTAAGCAACTGCACTGACGCCATAAATTCCATCTCCCGCTTCAGCAACAGACACGACACGGAACTGCTGCGATTGAACATCGTCGTTTTGAAATAAGAAAACAGATCCAGCAGCAGGCGCTTCGCTAAATGCAGTCTCTACGTTGATTTGCGCATTGTCACCAACGATCGTAATGCCGTCAGTAGATACGTTCCGTTGCTCCACAAGCCCAGTAGACAAAAGCACTGAAAGCTTGGGGTTGTTTACCGCCAATGCAGCAGTTAAATCAACACTGCTGTCTGTTGTGATCTGAGTTGTCGTTGCAGACTTGATACGGCCTGAACGACGGACACTAGATTTAACGGGATCAGCAATATCAACAACCGTTCCAGGGCGCAGAATAATACCGCTTTCAATGCCAACACTGAAGTTGCAAGTCTCCGTCAGTGCTTGTTCAGATAGAAGCAGCCATTTGCCGATACGGTGTGCTTGCCCTTGGCTGTAACAACCGATTGCTTTGATGTCTTTTTTGATTATGCCGTATTTAGCAATAGCGGCTGAATCCTCAACGTATTCATACTCAATGTCACCAAGCGTGTCATAGGCCTGCCATGCCACAACAGCTACGGTGTGACGCGCTTTCTGAGATGTACCTTGATACTGGAAAATACCTTCGACAACATTACTAGGACCAAGCAAATATTGAGCATCTGTAGGCTTATCCTGCAACAGCTGGAGCGTTCCAGCGCCGTAATAAGCAATACCACGGAAGATCGCCGTCATCTGCTGGATGACGTTGTAAACCTCATCCCTGCTGTTAATCAGCATATTACAGCTGAAGCGTGGCTCTTGCCCTCCTTTGCCATCGTCAACCAACTCATTGCAATACTGACTGATTGAATAAAAATCGTACTTATCAAGCGTGCTCTCAGGCACACCAGCGCCGTACCTTTCGGATGTCATTAAGTCATACAAAATCCAAGCAGGATCTGATGTCCACGTCGCAGCTTGAAACTGGCCGTTCCAAACTCCTGAACACGTCAAACGCCCGAGATGTGTGGTCGTATCTACCGTCGCATTGCTTGGAATCTTGACCTTAATCCCACGGATTAAATATTTGCGGGATGGAATGCTATTGAACTGACGTGAATCAAGCCTAAGGCCAACTAGCGCAGAGTTGGGATACCTAAATTTATCATCAATGATTTCGGTATAGCTTTGGAAAAATGTTGAGTTAGATCTTTTAACGCTTGTTTCGTCATCACTAATGCGCTTAAACCTAATGTCTACTGGAAAGTCTCCGTTGAGATCAATAAGAAAGTCACGTTGATACAGGCTGCTGGACTTGCCTCTTATGAATCCACCATTCCCTGCGTTAATAACAGTGCCAAAACCGCCGCTGTTGTATTGAACCTGAATAGCTATTTCAACTTCGTGACCCTCAATGTCACCGTCATCCGGATCAACTTTTTGCAAGGCCGGAATGCTTAGCGTTACGCGAACGCGATCCACATTGCTGTCACTAATTGTTCTCGTAACAGGATTGTCTTTGGTGACTTCAACGCTGACAGGAATCTCACGCTCTGTAGCCGCAAAACCAGACAAATAACCTTGGCCTTGAGTGCCGTTGCGAGTAACTATAGTGGCCCCTTTAAAATTATCGCTTCCGTCAGCATTTTTAACTGGCGTACCATTCAAAAAGATATTTTTGTGCCACGCATTTGTTACCGTTCCATCATCTTCAATTCCGGCAATCTCTCCTTCGCTAAGAAGATCAAGAACGCTTGCAAACTGTACTGATGCAAGGTTGTCATCAGCCTCCTTTGGAGTTCTTTCGCGACTACCGCCACGACCGCCACCTTTGCCGCCACCACCACCAGCGCCAGCGATGTACTTGCTTTCAGTCATGCCTGCACCTGATCAACATCAAGACCGCTGGATAGCACTGCTGATCCAACAAAAACCCGTCCATACGCTATCGGTACGGGCAAGCCTTGTCGGCTTGTGTTGACGACGTTTGAAAATGTGAACGACTCTAGACGTGCAGCTTCTTTGCCGCCCTCTAATTCGGGAAGTTCAGGTTGCGGTGAAAGTGCCTGAGCAATTCCGGTTAAAGAAAGGCCAATACCAATCGGCACTGCGGCAGCTGCAATTCCTGCGCCTACCGCCGCAAATCCTGTAAGACCTGCTTTTGCCGCAAGAACTCCACCCGAAAAAGCCAACGAGCCTCCATAGGTAACAAGACTTAAAGCAACCAAACCAACACCCGCCAAAATCTGCCCAGTGCCTCGGCCCGCACCAGCAACGACAGGTGTGATGCTAAAAACCTCGCGATCACTGAATGGCATAAACAAAGGATCTACGTTTCCTTCAGTCACCTTCTCTTTGCTGATCGCAACGCGATAACCAACGCCATCCTTTTCACTGTCAATCAACCATTTCTCTAGACCTGGAAAATTAACGCACAGCGCTTTAATCGCTTGCGCTGGTGTCGTTACATCAAACTCAAACCGGCATTGACCAAGCCGTTTGCGCAAAGCGCCATAGACCTTAACGACTTTCATGCCTCAAGGCGCAGGCAGTGCTCTTCCCATAGTAACCGCCATAGACATCCCGGCTAGACAACCTGCCCTGCACATGATGAAGCACTTGCTGATCACCCAAGTAGATCGCTGCATGGTTTGGAACGGGTGAAACCAAATTCATCAAAATCAAGTCACCTGCCTGCACCTCCTCAACTGGAATCTTGCGAAACCCTTCCTTGCTGAAGTTTTCTACATATAGGTTTTCACCGTGATCCCACCACTGGTCACGCCGTTGATAATCCCTCAGCTGGATGCCGTATTCCCTTGCGTACCAGTCCCGCACCAGCGTGTAGCAATCCACAACGCCGTGGACAAACTGACGTCCCACATACGGCAGCTCAAAGCCTTCTGGCTCGCAGTAGCCCCAAGCCTCAGTGTTCGGATTGACGATGAACCACGGCAGTTCTGACTTTTCGCACGCAACGCGATCAGCAGGTGATGGCGCAGGATTTGTTTTCGGATGGCTATGGACGATGGCAACAATCTCACCTTTGTCCTCGACCTCGTTCCAACCGCTAAGAACAAAGTGCTCATCAGGCGTTTCAGCGATGTTCTGGCACGGAAAATACCGCCGACGACCTTTGACAACAGCAACCAGACCACAACACTCACGCGGAGCTTCAGCTTTAGCGTGCTCAAGAATCTGAGCCTGCATCGCTGCGGTCAACTGGATCACTTGGTCAAGCCAGCACCAGGGAACGAACCAAATGGCAGCTCCCCGTTATCGCCAAACCGTAGTTTGCAGCTGGCAACACGCTTTCCGCAAACATCTTCAGCCAACGTGCTTACGCTTTTGCCGTTGACGTCAAAGTAGCTGCTGCCGGTGTAGCTGCACTCGGCACTGCGATACTTCCACTGACAAATGTTTGCAATAACCTGACGACGCGGAATCTTCTGGCCCGCTAAGTCAAACTTGCTCGCAAGCTCAAAAGAAACAAAATCACGCGTTTCGTTCGCCTTACGATCAACAAACCAAATTTCTTGCGGGAACTGCGCATTAGGGTCTGCCGTGCTTTCACCGTCTAAGTATTTTTTCAACGTTCGGATTCGCCGCACCTCTGCACCGCCTAGATCGTTGCCTGCTGTTGTTGCATTGACAGCCAACATGATTGCAGTGATTTCACTGCCTAAATTGCTAACCGTGAGCGTTGGCCTAGGCAACGTGCCAGCGTTGGTGTACTCAAAGCCCTCAGCCTGAATCGGAAGGCGTTCATAAGTCTGACCGTTGAACACAATATCGCCAGTTACTGCAGCGTTCGCCCCAGCGTGAAAGCGATAAACATCACTGCTGCCATGCAATGTTGCATCCAGTCTCAGCTCAAACAACTCGATGATTGCACTGGGACTGATTTCTGCCAGATCCTCATAAGCCGATGCAATCGCAGTCCAGACGCATGTCCCATCAGTAACCGTATCACCAACGCTGTTAGGAAAATTTGGTTCTGAACCGCCTGATGTTCCAGCAGTTGTGCATCGAAACCACAACCCAGTTCCATCCGAAGTAATTCGGCGTCGGATGTCACCAACAGAAAATGCTGTGCCCGCGGACCATGCTGCTACTGCCATTACGGTTCAAAGACTTGACGGAACGTTGCTTGGATTGTGGCGCGGTTCAGGTATGGAATCGACTTGTTCCATGTCTCACAGACAAACTTGGCACCAGCTGACTCGCCAGGTGGGGTGAAGTCAAAAGCAGCGTTGTCATCCGCACGAGCATCCAAAAATGTTTCGATAGTGTCGGCGTCAGTCTCTGACACCTCAAACGTCAAGTTGTAAACCTTTGGATTTTGATTCAGGCCAAAGCTCAAACGTTTTTCAAATCCGTCTCCGAAGCGCACCGTCCTGACGTTTGGTGCGCTGCTTTTTTGGATGCCGTAGGTCGGCGTGATTGACGGGAAAGTAGCCATCAGCTTGCGAGGAGACCGCCAGGACGTTTTTGCTTCACCAGTTCTTGCTGCACAGCAATGCCGATTGCTTTGCCAAGTTGCGAAGCCTGATCAGCGTTGCCTTCAACAGACGAACCAGAAGCATCCACGTTTACGGTTACGTTAGCCCCGCCCATTGCGTTGTTTGGAACGATGTTGCCCTGCGCTCCAGGGACAAACAACTCGGGGCCACGCTCGCCAACCATGTAAGGACGGCCAGCGCCTACCGCTCCACCAAGTGCTTTCGGACTTGGGACAAAGCTGCTGACATCAGTGTTTGCTCCAACGCCGGAATACTGCTGAATCTGATTCAAGCTGTTGGTGTTAATTGCGTTGCGGCCAGGACCAGGGAAGAAGCTCATAAACAGGTTCACTGCCTGCATTCTGATTTGAGCTGCAATCATCTGTGCAGCCATATCAAGGAAGTGATCCGCTGTGCGTTGGAACAGATTGGCTAATGCTTCACGAGCACTCATGCTGCCCGTGACAATGCCCTTAAACGACTCGCTAAAAGCATTACCTAAGGTATTTGCTAAAGAAATTGTCTGGTTAATCGGGTCTGTTAAAGCTTCTAGCTGCTTTCTAAATTTATTTAACGGGCTGTTTTCTTCGGCTATCTGGCTCAGCAAGTCCTCTATCTGCACAAGATCTTCTTCGAGCAACCCTTCCCCTTGCAGCTCTTTCATCCTTTGTTGAATCTTAAGCCGCTCTTTTTCAACCTCGTTCGTTGCCTGGGCTATGGCTAGCTGAAACTGCAAGTCTTCAACGATGTCTGCGCCCTTGTCTATCTGCTGTTGTTTTAGTTCTTGTAAGTCATGGTTTATCTTAAAAATAGCCTGATCCGTCTCCAAGCCTACTTTTTTAATTTCTAGTTCTTGTTCTGCTAAAGGTGCATCACCTGCTTTTATCTCTGCAATCGCTGCTGCTTGTTTCTCTAACTCTACCTCCATTTTTAGAGCAGCTTCTCTAACCAAATCTTCTTCCTTGCTTGCCTCTAAGATTTGCCTGTTTAAGGTGTTAAGCCGCTCAGTTAAACCAACTTCTATCTCAAGTTGCGGTACTCGACTTTTTCTTCCTGAAGGCGTGAATGTTCTTAGATCTTCTGGCGTAACAGCTACTTTGGGCATCAAGCCTGCTTTTCTCGCAAGTTCCAAGCCTGCTAACGCTCTGGCCTCTGTAAGCACGCCAGCTTTTGTTTGTGTACCCCCTCCAAAAGCTCCTCCTCTTACATTTTTTGAAACGGTTCCCCTCACCTGCGCTTCAATGGCTTGAATTTGAGCTTTTTGCTCAGCCGTTCCGCTTTCTAAAATTCTTTTTCTGACCGCAACAAAATCTTGCTGAGCTGTAGGCTTAAGACCTTCGTTTATGCCCCCAAGTATTTTATTTACAAGCTCTAAGAAACCATTTAATGGGCCTGAAATCAAAATTTGAAGCTGGGTCGTCAGTTGATTCCACAGCTTTGTCGTCTCGTCCGTAGTGGCTCCTAGGTCTTGAAGTGCAATAAGACCAGACGTTCCAATGACTTCTGTTAGTTCGTCTGTTAGCAGCGTGGCAAGCTCTTGTACTTTTCCTTGCTCTTCAAGCTCAGCGGCAAGGTTTGCAGCTTCCTTGCTGCTAAACAAGGACTTTTCTCGAACAAACTCAAGGGCTCCTCCTGTTGATTGCAACGCTTGACCCGCCTGAGCAGCGCTTACGGCAAATGCTTCTACTTGACTTGCAATCGCAGAAGCAGCAATAGCACCGCCAAGCCCTGCCGCTCCACCGCCAATACCGCCAGCCAAAGCTTGGAATGGGCCGCCGCCAAATAACAGTGGAAAACCGCCCCCTGTGGCTATGTCTCTGAAACGAGTTGACTGCCGGATTCTGCTAAAAAACCCAGGTCTTTGTTCTGGGCCTATAGGGTCTTTATACATAGTTGTTGGTATGCCTTTCATCATTGACGTGTCGTTTAACTGTCTATTTACTTCTGCGATACGAGCAGCTAGCTCTCTAAACATTTCACTTCCTCTGTCAACATCAACTAAAACATTTTCAAGCGCGTTCCCGTAGGCGTTGAGCGCATTAGTTGTATTTGCTGGCTCAAATGCAAGTAAATCTTGGATGGAAGCGCCTTTAGCGAACGAAACACCGCCACCTCCTCGCGCCATTAAATTAAAAGCTTCAGCAGTTGCTTTTGCTTCTCGATTTAAAGCCTTTAGCTCGCCAAAAGCTGCTGAAAAATTGGTCTTTACAATTGCTTGGGTAAATGTTGTCCATCCGTCTTTAGCTTTTTTAGCCCCTGCTCTATAAGCTCGAAACTGTTTTTCTTGCTCTCTTAAAGCAGCAGTGCCTTTATCAAGGATTCCAGTCTTTTTGTTAAATGCTTTGGCAGCATCTAAAGCTGCCTTTCTGTTTGCGTTTATCTCGTCTTTTGCTGCTCTTCGTGCGTCAGAAGCTTTTTTCTGACTAACGGTTCCGCTTTTTTGTATATCTATTAAGTCTTTTTCAATGGCTCTCAGCTCTTTAAGCTGCTGAGTCAGCTTTGTCAGAGAGCCAGACTGTACGTTTACGCCGATATTGATGCCATAGTCGGCCATGGCTAGACGTACAGCAACTACTCAGCTCAGTCTATCGTGCTGACATCGCTCTGGCTCCTCTACTGGTACGCGCACGGTCCATTACCTTTTCTTCCTCCTCCGCTTTTATCTCGTAAAACGCTGCCCAACCAAGCATTTCCTCTAGGGTCAACTGCTGAGCAAGAGCTGAAACCGTCATTCCCAGCTCTTTTGCAAGAAAATAAATAAACAGCCAGTCTTTACTTGCTTTTCAGGTCTGCTTTCGCTTCCTCCACCTTGCTTTCTGCGCCTGAAGACATCATGGCAAGCTGAATTTCCTGTAAAACCGCTGCTTCAACTGAATTTTTAAGAACAGCTTTTTCCCCATCCTGAAACAAGCGATTGCCGTCCGCATCCAGAGCCTTGCGGATCATCAGAATCAAAGCGAACTCATTGCCATCGTCAGAATCAGCGTTCTTCTGGATTGATTCGCGCTCAGCAATGGTCAAAGGGTGCCAGTAAACCTCCAGCACCACCTCGCCGTCTTGCTCAACTGCGTGTTTGTAAAGCTGACTGACGCCAAACTTGTTGCGGAGAAGCTCTACAGCTCGCATAAAGTGCTTTCATGTCCTAATTAGAATACTACGCTGTTGCCGTGAATTGGCAAGAAATCACTCCAACAAAATGCGACCTGTCTTCAATGTTTAATGGTGTGGGTCCAACAATGTCTAGCACTCTGGGTTTGCTGCTAAACGTGTCGGTGTAGCCGCTGGCATTGACTGAGGTTAGACCGTCAATGACTGATTCGCTAATCGCTGAAAGCACTGCCGTGCCAGCGGATTTGGGCACATACACGTTGCACTGGATCGTCCCAGCGTAGTAATCCTGGGCCGCGCCTTGGTTTTGGAGCGTGGACTGCCCAAAATTGACCGTCATTAAAATGTACTTCTTGGTTTTCCCCGGCGTTGTGAAAGCCACGTTGTCGTAGACCATCAGCACCGTGTTATCTGCTGCTGCAACAGCGTCGGTCACAGCCTTCTCAAAAGCAGCACGAGCGTTTACAAGAGTCATTTTTGCCTCACCTCAAAATAATCAATATAGGTCTTGCCTTTAAATGAGCCGAACTTGCCGACACCACCTCTGCCCGCAACAGAAACCAGCGCTCGACGACGCTCCTTAAAGTTGCTTTTAACAAGCTTTGCCATGTCTGGACTTTGAATAAAACGTTGAACTCTTCCGTCCTCTAGCGCCCAAACCGCGTACTTGACTTTGTTGCCTATAAAAACACGTCGTTTATAGTTAAAGTCCTGATCAGGTGGATAGAACCGAGGGTCAATTTTATACTCCTTGTTATTGCGATCAGCGTCTTTTTTCTTTTTGATGCTGAGCCATGGTTCTTCAAGTTCGTCTGTGGGCTGAATTTTACTTCTACTTGCTTGCCAGCTTGATGCGAAGAAACCCGTGTAGACAGGACTACGATCCGTAGTTGCCAGTTCTCGCATTATTTCGCGAGTAAGCAAATTAAAGCTCTCCTGCATATGAGCTTCAAGATCAGGCATGATTTGGTCCGTGCCAGCGCGTTTAGCCATCAGAACCTCACTAGCAAGATATACAAGTACTCTTGACCGCCACGAAACGTTTCAATGTCAGTGATCTGAGCAGCACGGTCCGCACCAGCAAACTTCAGCGTCACCTCATCCTGAAACGTAGGCTGATTACCGCCTATCTGGTCAGGCGAGATGTAGACACGAGCTTTACGCTCTTCGCGTCCTTCCTCTTCCTCCGATCGAACAAACTCAATCGGGCATTTCAAATTGAAGTACGGACGGTCAAATGTCGTAAACGTGCCCTTCGCTGTGTCATACGACCCATCAAACTTACGGGTGTAGTCAATTTTGGTGTCTAAGCCATCGCCAAGGTCCGCAACGATTGCCTTGGCTGCTTCTTTGAAAACCTTGTCGAGTGCGCCTGGCATATCAACCTCTTACAACGCGGACAGAATACGAGCCACTGCCGCCCAAACAATAAGCGCCGAGATAAGACTGAAGCCAAGGATAAACGTCGAATACGTTATTAACAGTTCCAACAGCCTGACTAGAAGTGTTGTACTTGACTTCCATCTCCCCGAGCTTGACGGACTCGTACAACCCCGTATCGCCGGTAGACCCTGTAATCGACTCCGTGTCATTAGCCAGTGCGTTGGCTAACTCATAAGTAGCGTATTTAATGTCGTTTGGAATCGCGGAACAAGCAAGCTCAACACGATCTACGTGGTAGTTGTTGCGAGGCCAGCTCAAAGCTTGGTCTGCATCGCAACGATCACCGTAAAAATTCAACGTATCGATCCAGCGAGTGGCTGAGATTAATGCACGGTTCTTCTGATCGTCCGTCTTGTTGTCCCAGTCCGTGCTGTCTGGAACGGTTTCAAAATACGTGTTGGCTTCGGCCAACGTCACAAAGCTGTTGGCTGTTTCGCTTTGCAAGGTAGCGTTGATGGTTGCGGCCACGGCTTACCTACCTACCTTTTTCATTGCCATTTTATGCGCTTCGGTAAAGGTCTTACCAGCCTTCATTAGCCGGCGCATCTCGGCCATGTGCTTTTTAGTGTGATGCTCTGCATGACGTTCCATCGCGGCTTTCTGCCGGGTAGTCAGTTTTTTGGAACTGCTGTACGCCATGCCAAAAAGAAGGTGGCCCCACCTAATGGTAGGGCCATTTGTCTCGTCAGGATCAGGACTTGAGGCCGTTATCCAGAGGAGTATTGACGAAGATCTCAACCATGGGGATGAGGTCGATGTCGTAGGTGGCAGACCAGTTGCTGCCGGTACGCAGGTTTGCGTTGGTCGGGTTGTCAGAAGCGGAGCCCCACTTAGTACCCATGACGTGATAGGCAGAGTGGTAATCCACAGACAGCACGTCCTGCTTGGACAGCACGTTGCGGTCAGCTTCAATCCGAAGATCCTGCTGCACACCCTCAAGGATGGTGCCGGACTTCATCATGTAGCAACGGAACTCTTGGCGGTTGCCAGTAGAAGTCGGGTCGTTGATGTTGACCTGAGAGTCAACGATGACGCGACAACCAGCAAATTCACCAACCTCACGAGCGCCGATGCCAACACCGCCACCACCCCAAGTCACCGCGCCAGAAGCAGCAAGTGCAGAGGTAGAGAAGGTCAGCAGGCCCACCTGATACAGGTAGTAAGCCACGGAGGGGTGAACGATCAGAAGATCCATCTCCTCACCGCGCTCACCCAGCAGAGAACGAGCCTCTGCAACAGTTGCTCCGGTCAGGTAGTTAGCTTCAGCGGTAGAACCGGAACCACCCAGTTGCTTCTCAAGGCGGTGGCCGTTAAGAGCAGTGTGGAACAGGCCGGTCAGCTGCTCAAACAAACGAGCAGTGTTCAGCTTGTTGATGGCGTCAGCCAGCTGGTTGCGGATGTGAAGCATCGGGTCTTCACCAGCAGCCAAGACTGCAACGTCATCCACGGCGTAGGCGAAGCCACGGTGAACGATAGGTGCAATCTGGGTTCCAGTGCCGATCTTCTGAGGAGTCAGATAGCCAGCGCCACTGGTGCCCCAAGTGGCGGTGCCATCAAAGATCTCTTCTGTAGGAGACACGGGGTTGAACTCAGGAACCTGAATTCGGGTGCCACCTTCACGAGCGTCGAGCAGTGCATTACGCACCACAGCGCCAGACTTAATGAACTGGCTACGTTCTTTGATTGCCTCAGCCACATAAGTGCTGAGATTATTCCTTTTTACGATGTCCGCCAGAAGGACACCGCCGGAATAATTCTGAAATGGAGCGGCCATTTCTTATTCGGGATTGAGGTTTGCGGGGATTCAAGTCACAGACTCGAAGTGGTGTCCCA